GCGATCAATCTCGCGTTCCTGTTCGGCTGCCGGCGGATCCTGCTTCTGGGCTTCACCATGCGGGTGATCGACGGCCGCAAGCACTGGCATCCAGACCACCCGGCACCCCTCACTCAGGTGGTGCTTCCAGATGAGTGGCGCCACAAGTTCACGAAGATGGCGGATGATCTCAAGGCTCACGGCTGCACGGTTGTGAACTGCGATCCCTTGAGCGCGCTGACCTGTTTCCCGATGAGCACAATCGAAGAGGAGTTGAGGACATGAACAGTATCCCGATACCTGAAGGCATGCCGGGTTTGATCTCGGCAACGTTGGTCGGCAGCCGCGTGACGTGCAGTCCGCCACCCGCCGACACCGACCTGGACGTGCTGGTACTGGTAGGCGAGGACCAGTGGGACGAAGCTCAAGCGTTCCTGGTGGCGAACGGCTACGGACACGACGGTTCGGACATCAGCGACAAACTCGGCTTCGTGTCCGACTCGTGCTTCAAGTCCTACTCGCTCGGCGAGGTGAACATCATCGTCACACACGACGGGGATTTCCACGATCGGTTCTTGGCTGCGTCGTCGGTCGCCAAACGGTTGAACCTGCTGCAGAAAGCTGACCGTGTAGCGCTGTTCCAGGCTGTGCTCTACGGCAACTCTTGCGTGGACTTCTCGTGAGCAGCACTGAAGCCTATGTCGTGGACGGCGGTGAAGAACGCCGTCTGCGCAACCCCAACGAAGGTCCGGACGGCGAGATGGTACCGACAGGCGTGCAGCGGCGGGCTGGGCTCACCGGCGTGCTCCACCTGCTGGACCAGATCGCCCGGCGCGACGAGAGCCGTGACTTCCGAGTCGCGGCACGCGCTCAGGCGAACGTCGTCCGCGGGCTCCTGGGCCTGGAGACCAAGGACTACGGTGGTGAGGTCCAGGCCTCGCCTTCGCAACTGAAGATCGGCAACGTCACCGACGTGCTGGTGATCGAGAACAAGCCATGAGCCGTATTGCCGTCGTCAAGGTTCGCAAAGAGCCGCACTACCGCCGCCAGGCCATCGAGTCGGGCCTCCTGCGCTGCGGGTTCGCGCTCGCGGCCAGCATCAAGGCCCCGCAACTCCACAAGGACGACTGGCTGGTGCTCTGGAACCGCAAAGCTGGCGTCGAGGAGGCGGAGGCCGAGGACTGGGAGCGCCGGGGCGGCAGCGTCATCGTCATGGAGAATGGCTACTTAGCTAAGGTAGACAAGACCATGTACGCGATCAGCGTGGGCCAGCACAACGGCGCGGGCTGGTTCCCGGTGGGCGACGAGGACCGATTCACGAAGCTCGGGTTCGAGATCAAGCCGTGGCGCGAGGGTGGTGAGTACGTGCTGGTGTGCGCACAGCGCGGCATCGGCTCGAAGCTCATGGCCAGCCCGCCAGGGTGGGATCGCAAGATGGCCGAAAGCCTCAAGAAGATCATTCTGCTTCCGGTCAAGGTGAGGTCTCACCCTGGCAATTTCGTCGCCAAGGTGCCGCTGGTGACCGACTTGGCGAAGGCTGAATCGTGCGTCATCTGGTCCAGCGGCTCAGGGGTCAGGGCTCTGGTGGAGGGCGTGCCGGTGAACTACAGCGCGCCTCACTGGGTCTGCGAGCAGGCAGCAATCTCGTGGAGAGCGCGTCACGGTGGTGGGGTTCCGGTTTGCGACCTGTACCGTAAAGAGGCCCTCCACCGCATGAGCCACGGGCAGTGGCACGTAGACGAAATCACAACCGGCGAACCCTTCGCCAGAATCTTGGAAGGACTGAAATGAGCGACGAGGAAATGAAGCGTGACGCGGCCCGCTGGCGCTGGCTGCGCGAGCAGTCGAAGCAGGTGGCGCCTGTGGCGGCCGTGGTGTGGCAGACGCCACCCTTCGACGCCACCGACCTGGACACCGCGGCGGATCGCTACGTGGAGCATGACGAATGACCCCCTACCCCACCCTTGGCAAGCCGAAAGCCAAAGTCCTCCTCGACGCCTTCATGGAGGGCTGCGGCGATCTGAAGGAGAACGCCGCGGTCTTCTACGGCGTCAACGAGACCAACATCGAGCACTGGCGCGAGGTGCGCCGGTTCCGGCGGCCGTACTACTCGATCGACAACTCGTACTTCGACCAGACCCGCGGCTTCAAGGAGCCGCACGCGCAGTTCCGGATCACGAGGAACAGGTTCCAAGTGCCCGCGGTGGACCTCAAGTCTGACGGCTTTCGGTTCGCGGCGTTGGGCATCAAGCTGCAGCCGTGGCGGCACCCGACCGCCACCAGCCACACGCTGGTGTGTCCGCAGTCGGACGCGTTCATGCGTGACATCGCCCAGTACCCGGGCGACTGGGCGAAGGACACGATGCAGAGCCTGGCCCACGCCTCGCCGGTGGTGTTCCGCGCGTGGGGCCGCGACAAGCTGAAAGCTGCAAGCACCCTGCCGCACGACCTGGAGAACGCGCACCTGCTCGTGACCCACAGCTCCGCCGCCGCGGTTACGGCGCTCATCCACGGGGTGCCGGTTCAGGTGTCGAGCATGTCGGCGCTGTGGGGTTGCAATTTTGACGTTGGCAACGACAATTGCCCGGTCCGGCTCAACGTCATGGGTGTGCTGGCGGACAACCAATTTTCACTTTTGGAAATCAAACAGGGGGTGGCGTGGAAATGGCTAAGCAAGTGAAAAGCGGATGGTTCACAACTCCCGGTCGCCCCGGCGACCGCACGCTCCAGGACCAGATGAAGGGCTTGGACCACGTGTTCGAGTTCGTCCACGGCAAGACCGTGCTCGACATCGGTTGTGCTGAGGGCATGCTCACGGCCGAGATGGCTCACCGCGGCGCGGTGGCGGTGCACGGCGTCGAGGTGGTCAAGGCCCACGTCGAGACCGGCCGCAGGGTGCACGCAGACCTGGCGGCCTGCTTCGAGGTCGGCGACGCCAACGTGTGGGTTCCGAAGCGCAAGTACCACGTCGTGCTGCTGCTGGCGGTGCTCCACAAGCTGAAGAACCCCACCGAGGCGTGCGCCCGGTTCGCGGACGCAGCCATCGACATGGTGGTCATTCGCCTGCCGCCCGAGCACGCACCCACGATCATCGACTCGCGCAGCGGTAACAACCCCCACCACATCGACCGAGTGATGGAGGTTCGGGGCTGGCGGTTGGAGCGGGTGACGCGTGGGCACTTCATCGAGTGGTGCGGGACGTACGTGAGGAGTGGCGCGTGAAGATGGAAGTCAAGCACTACGATGCTGAGGCCCGGAAGTTCCTCGCGAATCTGAAGACCCACAAGGAGGACCCCGATCGGCGGGAGGTGGTCGGTCAGATCACGGTGGAGTCCCGCGGACGGCAGTTCGTCAGGAACATCCGGGACGGGGATGTCCTGGACATCGAAGCTGTACAACGAGAGGTTCAGACCCTCCACACCAAGAGGCGCAAGCTGTGACCGACCTGACCCCGCTGTACCGTGACATGGCCGCAGGCGGCCAGTCGTTCTTCGGCCTCTCGATTCTTCAGCACGAGAAGACGATCCGCAAGCTGGTCCGCAAAACCGGCGCCAAGACGATCCTCGACTACGGCTGCGGTCGCGGGGACGCCTGGGGCGCTGGTGGTAACCTGCACCGCGACATCGGCGTCAAGCGCAAGGACGTGACGCTGTACGACCCGGCGTTCAAGGGCAACGCCCGGGTGCTGCCCGAGGGCCGCAAGTTCGACGGCGTGCTCTGTAGTGACGTGCTGGAGCACGTGCCTCGCGAGGACGTGGACGCGCTGATCGACAGGCTGTTCGGGCACGCCAAGCTGTTCGTCTGGGCCAGCGTCTGCTGCCGGCCGGCCAAGAAGTGCTTTCCGGACGGCACCAACCTGCACGTCACCATCGAGCCGTACGAGTGGTGGCTCAAGAAGTTCCACGGCATGAACGCAACGCGGGTTGCGCCTCTCGACTTCTGCTTGACGGAGACACCATGACCGATGCTGACATTCACCGGCTTACCCAGATGCCGGACAAGGAACTCATCCAGTACCTGAAGACCCTCCCGGGAGCCTTGACCGTAGAAGTGGCAAGGAGCCTTCTCGTGCGCCTGGACCGCCTGCACGCGGCGGTTGATGACGTGGCGGATGACGTGGGGCGGTACACACGAGGTGATCCGCAACACCCGCTCCGAGCCGCGATGGTGTTCCATGGGTCTCGGTGATTTTTTGATGGCATCCGGCCGAGCCCGGAAGCTGTACCAGGAGAACAAGCTCCCGGTGCTCATCCTTGGCCGGAACGGGACTCGCGCCTGGTCCGACCTCTGGGATGGTTTGCCATACATCGCCCGCCGGCCTGCGGGCCGCCGGTACCAGACCATCGTGGACGGCTCGGGCGTGCGCCCCTACATCGCGGCCAAGACCGCGGAGCGGTGGACGTGGAAGCCGTACGGCCCCACGCCGGCCCAGATCGTGTTCACGCCTGCCGAGCTGGCGTTCGCGGAGCTGTACCGCGGGATGGTGATGGTCGAACCGAACGTGAAGGCCATCGGGCACACGAACAAGGCCTGGAGTTGGGGTCGGTGGCAGGAGGTGGTGCGCGCGATGCCGGAAACGCGGTTCGTGCAGTGCATCTCGAACGGTCTCCAGCCGACCTTGCACGGCGTGTCGTGGGTGGTGTCGCCGTCCTTCCGCCACGCCTGCGCCGTGCTCTCGGTCTGCAAGGCGTTCGTCGGTACTGAGGGCGGCCTCATGCACGCGGCTGCGGCCGTGGGCACACCGGCCGTGGTATTGTTCAGCGAGTTCATCAGCCCGGACATCACCGGCTACACCGCGCACCGCAACATCCGGCATGCCGGGCCAGCGTGCGGCATGCGCACCGACTGCCCCGGCTGCCGGACGTCCATGGAAGCCATCTCGGTTGACGAGGTGGTTCGCAACTTGAAGGAGATCCTGGAATGAAACTTCACAAAGGCTGGTGGTTCCCGGACCATGAGCAGCACCTCACGGCCTGGATGGACAGCAAGAAGAACAAGGTCGAGATGAACGGTCGGTCGGCCTACCAAGGATCGAAACAGATCGCGGCGCTCAAGCGCTGCACTTCGTTCCGGCTGGCCGTGGATGTCGGAGCGCACGTCGGGCTCTGGAGCCGCAACCTGGCGTTCGCGTTCGACACCGTGTTCGCCTTCGAGCCGGTAGCCGAACACCGCGAGTGCTTCCAGAAGAACGTCACTGGAGTTGGCCAAGTCACTCTGTTGCCGTACGCGCTCGGGGCCAAGCCCAGCATGGTCTCCATTGACACCGAAGTCGGAAGCAGCGGTAACAGCGCGGTGGGCGGGCCTGGTGAGATCGAGATGCGCACCCTCGACAGCTTCGGGCTCAACGACCTGGACTTCCTGAAGATCGACACCGAAGGCTTTGAAGAGAACGTCCTGCGCGGCGGTGAGCAGACGATCAAGGCTTGCAAGCCAGTGATCGTCGTGGAGCAGAAGCGGGAGATGGCCTCGCGGTTCGGGCTACCCACGCTGGGCGCCGTGCACCTCCTGGAGTCGTGGGGCTACAAGGTGGTCGAGGAGATAAGCGGTGACTACATCTTGGTGCCGACATGAAACTCAAGAAGTACATCGTGGACGGGAAACCGGTAGAGGCCGGAACGCACAGGTCGGCGCTACGGAAAGCACGGGGCTACAAGTCCTTCCCTGGGCACCACGTGGAGGAGTGCGCTGAAGGAACTGAAGGCTGTGCTCGTGTCGAGGACGGCGACGGGAATCTGATCTGTTGGGTAGTCGAAGTGGAGCACGGTTGAACATGAGAATCCTGATCGGCTACGACGAACGCGAAGCGGAAGCCGCGCGTGTCGCGCTCAAGTCGCTGCGCAGCGTGTCCAACGTGCCGGCTGAACTGCTGGACGCGGAGAAGCTGGCGGCCCACGGCCTGCTCAACAGGCTCGGCGACCACCGGGGCGGCCAGGACTATGACCTGGTGTCCAACGCGAAGAAGAGCACCCGCTTCGCGGTCTCGCGCTTCCTCACTCCGATCCTGTGCCAGGAGGGTTTCGCACTCTTCACCGACTGCGACGTGGTGTTCCTGCGCAACCCGGAAGAGATGTTGAACGAGATCGAACCGGGCAAGGCCGTCTACGTCGTGAAGCACGACTACACGCCATCCACCCGGTTCAAGATGGTGAATCAGGAGCAGAGCAACTACGTCAGGAAAAACCAATCTTCGGTGATGTTGTTCGACTGCTCCCACCCCGCCAACCGCCGGCTCACGCTCTGGGACGTGAACAACCGGCCTGGCCGCGACCTGCACAGGTTTTACTGGCTGCACGACGACGAGATCGGTGACCTGAGCCCGGCCTGGAACTGGCTCTGCGACGAAGTAGAGAGGCCCGACAACCTGGGCATAGCCCATATGACTCTAGGAGGGCCTTGGATACCAGGCTGGGTCACCGGTAAGGGGTGTTTCGACAACGAGTGGTGGGAGGCGGCGCGCAATGAGTGAGAACGCCCTCGTCCACAAGGCGGCCGGGCCTTTCTACTTCGGCCAAGCCTCAAGCACCGAGTCGAGCCGCGAAGCGCACTCGTCGTACAGCACGATGACCTCGCGGCTCCACAGCACCTGGTCTGCGCCGGTCTTACCGGTCGGGGCTGGAAGCGCTGGGCAGCGCCGGTCCAAGTTGGCGGCGAGCGTTGGAGGCGGCGATGTCGTCAGAGAGGATGCGCAACCCACCGTCATCAAGACACACGTTGCGGTACACAGGCTTTTCCAGAACACGTTGAACCTCCTTCACGACGATGCGCTCTCGCGCACCACGTTGTTCTCGTTGAGTCTCAAACCTGGCCGATGCCTGTGAGACCATGCGTTGCTGCTCGTCGGCCACTTCCTTCTGAGCCTGGACCCTTTGCAGTTCCCGGGCGTCGGCTCGCCAGTCAGCGACCGTCCAGCCCAGACCGATCCCTGCAACCAGCGCCGCGCCAGCAACATAGGCGGCGATCACGACAGGGCCTGCAAGGCGCGGTCGAACCGACAGCGCCGCTCGTCAGCACCCAGCATGGCTCGGCCGTTGATCTTGCGGGTGATGGCGTCGATCTGTGAGCCGTCAGCCAGGTCGTTGCAGCCGGCGGCGGACCAGAACCATGCGGCGGTCATGGCCGCGCTCTCAGGCTCAGCCACCATGGCCGGGTGGTTCTTCAGGTCCACCCCGAGCGCCCCTCCGGCGGCCATGTAGTTGGCCCGGCCGGTGATCTGGAAGAGACCACGGCCCCGGTACCTCCACCCATCTCCGCTGGCGTCGTCGCCGTTGCCGAGCCTGTTGGCATACACGCGGTTGGCCAAGGCTTCAGGATTGCGGATGAGCGGCGCCGCAGCAGCGGTTGACGGCACGCTGGACGGGAACACGGCTGCGATGCGCTCCGGCGTCGAGTAGTGCAGGTTCTCCTCCAACCGGGTGAAGTTGACCGACTCGTGAGCCGCCTGGGCGATGAACGCCGCCATGCGCACCGGGCTGAGGATCTCGAAGCGCTCGAAGGCTTGCTGGAGCGGAGCGAGGAAGGTGCGGGCCTGGGTCGGCCCGATACCGCACGCGATCAGGTGGTCGAGAGTGAGCATGGTTTGTGCCCTCCTCAGACCATGCTACGCCCGGCCCCCGGGCGGCGCAACGGCTGTTACCTTCCAGCCAGGCGAACGCGACTCGGGACTCGCTGCTGGTGCACCTGCTGACCTGGCTTGAGAGTGCCCTCCGGGGCTCCGTGGCGCCAGCGGGCCGACCCTGCCAGCAGGTAGACCATGACGCCGACGCTCAATACCGCGACCCCGATCCGTGGTTGCGCCATCAGGTCCACGACCCAGCCTTCGGCTCCGTAAGCACGCAGCAATCTCCAGTCCAGCGCCGTCATGCCGGCCACAAACAGGCTCAACGCCAGGACGGCGTGCTGGAACACTACCACGCCCCGGGTCCGGCCGGAGACCATGAACGCTATGCGGCACAGCACCGCCCAGATGGCCATGTTGGCCGCGATCAACGTCACGATCGTCATCATTTACTCACCCCTTAGATCGCGATTCCACGAATCGCTCAATGCGGCGCTTGACTAGCGCCGCAGACCACTGACCAACCCTGATCCAGTCCATGCCGATGGCGGGAATCCCAAGCGCGACAAAGAACAACCAGTCGGTAGGGTTACCACCGTTGTGGGCCGCTAGCCAGGTGGCCGCCGTGCTGGCGCTGCCGACCGTCACCACGAACGAGACCATCACGAACCATAGCGCACGCACCCTCACCCCGCCGCCTTCAGGGTCGGACTGCAGCCTCAACAGGCCGACCAACATGCCCCCGAACCACCCGAACACGATCAGCGCGAATGTGCTGATTAAAGGCCCCATTTGCTGGCCGAACACCACCGTCGCTACGACGGCGATGAAGGTCTCAAGATTTGGTATTTTTTCCACGACTACTGCTCCGTACGGCAAGCGAAACCATGAGACCGATGTACATCCCTAGCAAGGTGATCGGGGTGTTGAACACCCCATCACATTGGGCCTCGCCAGGCACCGGGGTCCACGGCTCGATGAGCCAGGCTACGGAACAACCGGCGGTGGCAAGCTGGAGGCAAATGAGGTACGCCAGCACCAACCCCATCTCCTCGCTGCGGTGGAACACCGCGGCCAGCAGGCCCAGCAGCAACGCCGTATAGATGGCCCCGGAGGCGTTCCACACGTTCGCCTGCATCGCGATGGGTGCCCACATCCACCCAAAGCGGGCGCAGAGCCCCACCAGCAGGAGGACGAGGGCCAGCGACTTCACACCGGGGTCGTCGGGTGGGGGCCGACCAGCACCACCAGCAAGCCGTCTTTCACTTTGGACTCGGGGAGCTTCTTCACGCCGTAGATGGTCGCACGGTAGGCGACCAAGGCCAGCAGGATCTCGATCATTGGGTTCTCCTTCAGGGTTTGGGTTTCTTCATCGCGTCGCGCAGGGCCTGCACGATGCCTTTGCCGGCGAACGCATTGTCCACGGTCACCTCGCCGGTTGGTGTGACGCGCCCGATGCGGTTGCCTTGCTTGTTCACCGCCTCGAAACCGCCAGTCTTCACCGGCCGCAAGGTCACGCCTTCGGGTAAGGGTCTTTCTTTGCCGGCTTCGGCTTTGGTATCGGGAACGGGCTTTTCTTTGCGGGTTTCGGCGGTTTGACCATTTTGGTCTCCTTTGAGGTCTGAAGCCTTGGCACGAGGGCCGTCAGCTTCCTTGTTGATGATATTCTTGCTCTGCATCTCCTCCACGAATGCGAGACCGTCAGTGGTCTGCACGCGGCCTGGAGCGATATCGTGACCGGCATCCCGGACCGCCCGGTACATCATCTCCGCCAAGCCGCGCCTTCTGAGGTACGGGGCGACCTTCACGTTCTCGGCCACCAGAGTGCCGTCCTTGCGGATCGCGAAGTCCACGAACCCCCGCCGCTGACCGGTCACCGGGTCATGCACCTCCACCAGGATCGCCTTCTCCTTCTTGTCGGCCCCAAGCACCTGTTCACTGACCTTGACCTGGTAGGGGTCGCCCTTCTTGTCGAAGCCTTCAAGCTGACCGCGAGGCCCCTTCTCCAGCCGCACCTCGGCCTCCGGAGCCTTCGCCTCGCCTTTGCCGGGCGCGGTGAACAACTCCTTGGCCTCACCAACAGGGATCGCCTCTTCGACGCCCGAGTCGGTGACGTGAGTGGCCTCACCGGTGGGGAGCTTCTTCATCTCCGGTGCCCGACCGGTGGCGGGCTCGTTGGGCACCTCCGTGGCCTTGCCCACCGGGATCTTGCCGACCTTCTCGGTCTTGATCTCGGGCTGACCTTCGGTCACCTCACCGACCGGGATCTTCTCCGGCTTCTCCAGGTCCTCAGCGCGCGCCAGCAGGCGCTCTTTCAGCTTCGCGTCCTTGACCCCCGCGGCCACCTGGCGCAACTCGGCCACGTCGGCCTTGAGCTTCTCGGCTTCGGCCTGGGCCTTGATCTCGCGCTTGAGCTTGGCGGCCTCCGCGGTCAGCGCCTTCTTCACGGCTTCTGACTTCGCACCCTGCTGCAACTGTTCGATCTCCGCCAGGCGCGGGTCGGTAGGCGCGACCTCGGTGGCCTCACCCACCGGGATCTTGCCGGGGTTCTGGGCTTCGAACTCGTCGATCGTCGCCAGCGCGTCCTGCATCGCGCGGCCGGTGGGCTCCGTGGCGCCGACCTCCTTCGGAGGACCGCCCACCATGGCGTCGGGCAGGTCCGGACGCCCAGGCACGGCCGGGATCTGCTCGCCGGCTCGCCGGCCGGGAGTTGGGGGTTCGGCCACCACCTGCTTCACCGGGCCGGCATCCGACTGGTTCTCTCGGGAGATCCGTAGGTCGGCGCCACCGGGGCGCACCCGGGCAGGCCCGCCGGCCTCATCGACCGCGGGCACCAGCCCCTCAGTCGGAACCACCTCCTGGCGGCCTGCGGACGCCGTAGCGCCGGGCGCGGTCTCCCAGTCTGGCGTCAAGTCGCCCAGCGGGCCCGCGGGCGGTGCACCGTCCTCCCGAGCCGGGAATGGTGACTGCTCGGCGGTGAGTTCCGGCTTGGGGGCCGGGGCTTGGGGTTTCTTGCCTGCCATGCGCTTCTGCATGAATTCGCTACCCAGGGCGGCACGCGCCCCGGGCCGGGCGACGAGCGCCGCCAGCGCGGTGGTCGGGCCGTGAAGCGCCGCCAGCAGAATGTCGCGGAAGTCAGGGCCGGTACCGCCGGACTTGCCCTTCTTCTGTGCGAGGCCCTCCTCGCCGAACTGCTTGGCGAACTCAGCGATCTGCTTGGCACCTCCGGTGAGCTTGGCACCCTTCTCCAGCGCCCGTTTGTAGGCCATGGCGTTCACCTCGCCCGGCTTGCCGTCCATGGCCTCGTCCAACAGGTACGTCTTGGCGATGCGCACCCGGGCAGCCTGGTACTTGGCCACCGCGTCGGCGAGTTCCGGCGAGCGCTTCGTCTCCGCCATGCGTGTCAACGCCCGGTCCAAGGAGTTGTCCACCGCAGATGCAGCCGCACGGTACGAGGCCCCGAGCTTCTTGTCGCCGGCCCGGAACGCCTTGTCGGCCTCGTTGCGCAGGTCCTTCACCACCTCGATCGCGGAGGCCGAATCCACATCCGCCTTGCGCAGGCCTTCGACGCGCTTGATGATGGGATTGTTCAGCAGCTCCGGGAAGTCCTTGGCGGCCTCGGTGTACGGCCTGGTGATGTTGTCCAGGTCCTTGCCGTACTGGGCGTCGTTCTCGAACCGGCCAACGTCCTTCACGACCGCGTAGTTCTCACCTTCCTGCTTGCGGATCGCGGCTGTGGCTTCAGGCGTCGCCGGCACGTCGTCAGGCAGGCCCACGTCCTGACGGGCGAGCCTGGAGGTGTTCTCGGCGTTGTGGGCGGAGAACTCCTTCTCCAGCCGCCCAGAACCGGCTGCGGTCTGAGTCATGCGGGCAGCCACACCGGCATTGGCCGCCTTCGGGGTCAGCTTGTACCCGGCCTCGTGCGCGGCTTCGATGCCGGCCCGTTCCGGGGCCGCGAGGGCGGCTTCCTTAGCAGCCTTCACTTCTCGGGCAACCGTGCGGGTGGCGTTGAACTTCCGGTTCGCGTCCAGCGCCGCGGAGCCCGCGGTACGCAGGTCGCGACCCACCATCCGGCTGGCACTGCTGAGTGCTGCGGCTTCAGCCGGCAGGCCTCCCAGAGGTGCGAGTTGGGACAGACCCTCGGCCGCCTGGGCTGCACGCTCTTGCCCAAGTTCACTGCGGGGGTTGTAGACGAGGCTGGCGGCCCCCTCCTTGGCACCCGCACCGATCGCGTCCAGCGCCGGCACGCTGCCGTCCGCCTGGCGACGCAGCCCGCCGCTGGCAGCCGAGCCTGCGAACGCCCCGAGGCCCCCACCCACGGCCCCGAGCAACCCGCCGGTGGCCGCGCTCGCCAGGTGCATGCCGGTTTCCACCAGCGCCGTGATCTTCTGCGTCAGCGTGGGTGGGGCAGACGACCGCCCCGGCAGGGAAGGTTGACTGACCCGGCCGGAGGCGGGGTCCAGTGTCGGGACGCTGGAGAAGGCCGGCGCGGGCGCAGCATCGCCTCCGGCGTCCATCTCGAAACCAGGAGGTGGCGGCGGATCTTCCTCGAAGCCGGGAGGCAGTGCAGGATCATTCATTTGAGGGGTACCCATTGACCGTTCTGGAGCATCAGTTTCTCACCGGTCTTCGGGTTGGTGGCGGTACGCACGCCAGGCGGTGCTTTCGGAGCCGCAGCACCACCAGGCTGTTGCAGCCCGAGGCCACGGGCTGGCGCAGTGGCCGCACCCTGAGCCTTCTGGGCCGCAACCACGTCTTTCAACGTCAGGTTGGGGTTGTCCTCCTGGCCCTTGGTCAACTGCGACAGATCGCGCTGAGTGAACGGTACCGACTTCCGGATGTTGGCTACGACTTCCTCGGCGTGATCCCGCATTTCCTTCGGCACCCGCGGGTTGGCGATCGTGGTCTCCAACCCGGCCTCGACGATCTGTCGGGTCTGCGCCAGCTTCTGCAGCTTCGTCAGGTTGGTGTCGCCTTCCTTGAACAGCACGGAATCCATCTGGTGAGTCAACGAACCGGAGGGTGCGAGGCCCGCGGACTCGATGGCGGCCAGAGAGCGTTGGAAGCCGGTAGCCATGACGTTGTACGACTGCGCCTCCTGCCCGGTCATCTTGTTGGCGAGCACCTCCTTGGCGGCATCCATCAACCCGACACCTTGCTTGCGCCCACCGAACAGACCGGTGCTGGCTGTCAGCGGGAGGCTCGTGACGCTCTCCAGATCCTTGGCAGCTTCATTTCCGGACAACAGCACCCGTTGGATGAATATCGCTTCCCGAGACCCGAGTTCGCTTTGCTTGCCCATGTCGGCGCCAGGCTTGTACTGCAGCGCCAGGGACAGCATGCGCCTCCGTTCCTCGCCCTTGGTGCTGATGTCGGTGGGCTTAATCTTCCCTTCGGCCAGGGCACGAACCACATCCGCATCCGCCTTCGGGAGTGTCTTCAGGAAATCCTCACCGTGCAGGTCAGGATTCGCCAGAACCTCACCTGGCGTAGCATTGGGTGCGGCCTTTGTCGGCCTGATGCCTGACATGTTGGCCTTGCGCATCGCCGCCGCCTCTTCGGGCGTGATGTCGCCGTCTACTTCTGCCTGGTCGATGTCCGCCATCTTGGCCCGGTACGTAGACACCCCGGCGCCTGGCGAGAACAGCTTCGGCGTTGCACCTTTCTTCAACTCCGTCTGGTTGACCACCTTGCCGGTGATGTCGATCTCACGGTCCAGCACGCGGTCACCGAGATCCACCTTCTCACGGGTTACGGTCTTCTTGCTGGGTTTCGTGAGGGAGTAGAACTCGTCGAAGTACTTCTGCACCTCCGGCCCGACCTCACGCTCGCCCTGCGCCATCTTCTCGGCGATGTCCGGGCGCTGCAACGCGGTCGTCAGCACACCCAGGTTCCCAACCCAATCCAACGACTTCTTGACGCTGATGGGTTCGACCTGCTCGTCCTGCACCGAGGCACCGCGCGTCATGGGGGCGTCGTAGTAGCGCTCCTGGGTGTCGCCGGGGCGCTGCACGTAGACACGGATGACCGGGAACACCTTGTCCGGGTCCATCCGCCCATTGGCGTCCTTCGCCGGCACGAGGCGGATCACCTCCTTGCGGGTGATCTTGCCGTCCGAGGGCGCCTCCTCACCCACACCCTGCCGCAGCCGCGGGGCGAACAGCCCGTTGACGGCCTGGAGCGTGAGGCCCTGGTTGTTGGTCTCGATGCCGGCTTGCAGGTCGTTGGCGTGCTGCGGCATGCCGGCCAGGTCCTTCATCGTCATGCCGGTGCCCACGGTCACGGCCTTGAACGCCTGGGCCGGTGACATGCTGCCCAGGTCAAGCTGGCCAGCGGCGAGGCGTGAGGCGTCGTCGAGCGCCGCCTGACGCAGCTTCGCCAGCCGGCCGGACACCACGCTGTACTCCTCGGCCGTGCCGGCCGGGACTGGCGCCCCTGCAGTCTGCGCAGCGGTGCTGGCGGCCAGGAGTTCAGCCCGGCGGCTTGTCAGCGCCGTGGTCGCCCGAGCGGTGGCGTCGCGACGTTCTGCGTCCTGCAGCCGGGTCTCGGCTCGCTGGTCCGCGCTGCGCCGGAGCCCGAGTTCCTCCTCGGCTCGGGTGTCGGCCTGTGCCTGGCGGGCTTCCTGGACACCACGCTGGCGCTTCTCCTCCGCCGCAGCGTCAGCACGCAGCCCGAGGCCGAAGCCTGTCTCAATCCCGCGGGCGGCGCCCGCACCGAAGCTGGTGGCCATGGCTTAAAAAAGGCCTCCGGCAATCGAGCCGATCGCGCCGCCCACAAGCGAGCCCACCGGGCCCCAGGCCATGCCGATGGTCGATCCGATCGTGGCGCCAAGCTGGCGGTTGCCAGCCTTCTCGTTCTGCTCCATCTGCTGGTTGGCGATGTTGCGGCGCTGCTCCGTGCCTGCCGCCTGAGCAGCCTCGTACATCGCCTCGCGACCGCGGCTGGCACCCAGGGTGGCGAGGTTGGCTCCGATTCCGAGACCACGAGTGGCCATGTCAAACTCCTTGGGGTGCAGGGTTGCCCAAAATTTGCTGTTGCCGTTGAACCGTGAGGTCCCGAGCCGTGTTCTGGGCCTGCACGTCCGTCAGCGACTTGCTGAGGGCCGTGGCCCGCGTGCTGGCGGTCTGCTGCTCAGGTGTCAACTGCAGGCCCAACCCGCGCAGCCGGCGTCCCGTGGCGCCCTCCTGCGCGGCGAACGCATCGTTGACGTTCTGGCTGGCGTCGGCCATGGCCCGGTTTGCGGCTTCCGGGTCGGTGGCCATCTGGATGAGTTGGTTCTCCAGCGGGACGAACGTGTTCTGGTAGTCGGCCCACTGCTCGCGGGTCAGGGCCGCGAAGGTGTCGGAAGCGGAGGTGCTCCCAGACCCGTTACCACGGTCCAGGTAGTTGTCGGTCGCCCGGCCCACTCGCTGGGCGAAGAACGGGTCTACCCGCCCGAAACGTTCAAACAACCCGGCCATCTCAACGCCTCCCCATCACGTCGGCACCGGACTGCGAATACTGCATCCCGGAGGCGTCGTTGTTGTAGCTGTACTGCGGCGTGCCCGGGGCACCCTTCAGACCCTGCTGCAGCCCGTACCCAGCGAACTGACCTACGAGTTCGGCGTTGCCGGCCCGGTTCTCCAGCGCGATAGACGCGTCGGTCTGCGCCTGCTGGGCGCTCTGCCGGGCCTGGAGGCCCATGGCGTCGCCCACCTGCGCGCGCTGGCCCTGCCCGATGCTGGTCAGCGCGGCCAGGCCCTCGACGTAGGCGTCGTTCATCTGCTGGTCGGAGATGGTGAGCCCCATGCCGGTGGACTTCGCCGCGTCGTCACCGAGCCCGGTGGTGGCCATCACGGCCCGGCCGGAGTTCAACCCCGCGCCGGTGGCCGTGAGTTGCTTCTCCAGCTTGCTGCCGGCGTCCGCGAACTGGATCGCCGTGTCGGTGGATGCCTTGCCGGCGGCCAAGCCGCGCTGCGGGGAGTTTTCGTCGCCGGCGGCGGTGATGCTGCGGGCGAGTTGCTTCTGCAGCGGCAGCCAGCGCTGCTTCCAGTCGGTGTAGGAATCCCGCGCGTGCTGGGCCAGCGCGCGCTCCTGTGCGGTCTCCTGCACCTTTCCGTCGTCACCACCGCCCATGTCACACCTCTCGGACGAACTCGCGGGTTCCGCGGGGGTGCCACTCAGGGCCCAGCCGCCTCGCCCAACCCCGCCTCCGAGACTCGAAGGCGACCGTTGTTGCTCCGAGATCGCGGGCGACTGCGCACACCGCGGCGGCTTGACGCTCGAAGGCGCCGTGCTTCAGGGCCACGGCCAGCCAGACGAACATCTCCAAGGCTCCGTCCCGCGCTCGAAGGTCGAAGACGATCACTACGTCCTCACACACCAGGCAGGTGGCCCTGTCAGCTTCGCATTCTGCCTGAACTTCCGCCAGCCCGGCGGTGAGGTTCGGGCGCACACGCAGCGCCGGCAGGGGTTGGATCGTGAACTGGGTGCCGGCGATCACACGTTGCCGGCCCAGACCACAAGTCCGCCGGCTGCAGTCCAGGCCACGTCGCGCCAGTCTGGAGTGCCACGTTTGGACACCAGGTCGTACACCTCCTTGGCAAACCCGAGCGCCACCACGGCGATGAGGCCGGCGATAGGTTGTCGGGTGAGGAGGGTGACCACGGCACATACCACCGTGCCGTAGAGGAAGTGGTTGGCCTTGTCCTGAGGGATGGGAGGGAGGGTCATTTTTTCGCGGTTTTCGGTGTGCCGCGTGCCGCAACAAGGGTGGCCGCGGCGCTCAGTCGGTGCTTGGTCTCACGCAGCAGAAAGCGCGCAGACCTCATGGCGAGGATCAGGTCGCGCTCGACACCGCGGATCGCCTGTTCGGCGTTCCTCGTGCGCAGCCGCAGGGCTGTGATCTCCAACGCGTTCGTCCCCGCCTGGGGAGGCTCGGAGTACGGCACGTCGAGCACGGCTTGGTGCTGGTTGATGGCTTCGACCAGGTTGTCCAGTCGGTTCTGTACCTGCAGTAGATCCGCGGCGATAGCAGCGGCTTCGGCTTCGTCCGCGATTTCCTGCGGGGTTTTGTCGATGACGGTCCAGGTCTCCCGAGCCTGCAGCGCCTCGATCACGACTGGGCCTGCGACGATCCGCTGCAGGTTCGTGATAGTCGGTAAGGGGTCGGTCACCAGAACGCGCAGGAGAGCGTACCTGGCAGGGTTCGATACCTGCAGATCGTTGTAAGCCTGAGTTTCCATCAGGACCACATCCCTAAATGACAGATCCGGAAACAGACGAGCGAGTCTCATGCCGGTGCCCTTACAGTTTGAAATTCGTCAACCACGGTATCCCGGTGGTCACCACGGTGTTACCGCTCATGTGCCGAGCCTGCACCGCAGGGCCCGTCGTACTGTACACCGTGAACGAACCTGTCACGGCCGGGCCGAAGGCTACCTGCCGGTGCTTCAGGATAGGGCCCTCGCCTTTCGTGTTCCCGATCACGGCCACAGGTAAGAACCACGCTTTATTCAACGCCGTATCTGTCATTATGTCCGTGGGGGAAGCGGCGGAAGCTGCCCAAACCCCGTTGATGCTGTAGGCGTTGTAGTACGTGCGGTTGCTCGAACCGTAGTTGGTACGAATAACTTGTGTGGAAGCACCAGCGGATATCGTAGTAGCAGAGAACAGGTGTTGAGTGGCGCCGCTCGCTGACCACGACAAGGTTCCCGAACCTCCACCGCCGATCGTGGCACCATACGCAACGTCACTGCCGTCAACGAGCAGGTCTCCGGCGGCCATGTACCCTATCGTGGAGGCAGCAGGATTCGTCTGGAAGAACCAGATCCCTTCGTCAGAATCGAAGTAGTAGTGCTGAAATAAAGCTGGGTAGTTTGCGTTGGTAGTACCGTTATTGGCTGCTTTAACGACACCGGTATCATCGCCCAGTATCGTTCCTGAAGCTGCAGTCAGGTTTGAAGGTGTGTCCACATTCCCAGCTGGAAACCACGCGATGTACGCGCCGGTTGTGAGTATGGATCCGGCGGCTACGTCAAACAGCGCGGTGTTCGCTCCGGCAGGGGCAGCAGTATAGGCCACGATCAGGATGCGCCCCGCCGCCCCGCTCTTGCGTTTCAGACATAGCCAATTGGGGTTGCCCGCAACACTTACGGAAGCCACCTCCCACTTGAAATTGGCGTCCGCTACCTTCGTAACCACCAAGTTATTCAAGTCCGTGATGAAGTCGGCCCGGGTAGTGCCAAGTTTCACCCCTAGACCGCTGGAAAACCAAGTCAACGTTGCGGACATTTTGTACCTATATGTGCGTTATGAGAGTGAACGGTGTTTCGAGGTTGGGCAGTTCTACTACGGCTTCTTGTACTAATTCCACCGCCACCAAGACCATAGCCATCTGACCGTGGTTCAACGTTCGGCCCCAAGCACTACCGTTGTACGTCCACGATATTGCCCCCAGAGATACCTGAGTACCAACTGCTGGTGAGGTTGGAAATTCCATCCCTGGCTCCTATGCGTAGAACGGAAATTTACGGAGAACCCCGTCCACCTTGATGTTCAGGTAGCCCAACGGGGTGGCAGGCAACGCTCCAGCACCGCCAGCCGAAGGGGATGCGGTTGTGATGGTCAGTTCCTGTAAATCCAGGTCAGTAAACGCCTTTATGACCAGATCACCTGTGTCGTTTTCTATGACGCTGTTCGTACCGTCGTGGTAAAGCCGCAGATCCGCGCTGGCGCCGATGCGCAGTTCTTTGCTGTCCGCGGCGAGGTCCACTGGCGCACTGCCGGCCAACGCCCCAGCCAGGGCCCCAGCCAAGGTGGTGGTACCTGTCCCACCGTTGATGACCGGTAGAACCCCTCCGATGGCATCCAACGACGTGCCGACCTCGACCCACTGAAACGACGTGCCGTCGTCGATGTAGGTGTACTCGACACCGGTGTCGGAATCGACCCAGCGCGATCCAACCGCCGGGGTGGGCGACGACGGCGCGGAGGACTGGTAGTAGAAATCACCGCTGGCGGGAGATCCACCAGAGCCCCCACCGCTGGCGGCGTCGATCGTCACCGTCAAGGTGTTGGACACCCGCGCGACCGTCACGCCGGACCCTACAAAATCGACGGTTGTGACCGTCCCGCTGGTCCCGAGGTTGGACCCTTCGTCCTGGAACTGGATCGCGGACTGCCCGCTACCTCCGGCAAGGTTCGCGATCTCCTGCGCCGTCACCTGGATGACGGTGCCGGAGCCGTTGTCCACGGCCACCTGCTCCAGGCCGCTCAGGCCCCCGCTGTGGATCGGCAGGCTGGACGGCGGGGTGATGCTGATCGTGAACGTGTTGCTACCGTCCACGTACGCAAAGTCGATGCCCTGACCCTCCACCAACAGCGCGGCCACTCGGTCGTCCACTGCCACAGAGAAGTCGGAGATCGTGGACGCTGCCTGCGTGCCGGTGTGGTTCGCCCTGGCGAGCAACGTGGCGTCAGAGGAGTTAGCGGTAGCTCCGGTGGCGATCCCGGCCAGCTTCACCTGCATGGCTGCGGTCATGACCCCTGCATCGGTGCCGGTGGCCGCGACCAGTGTCGCGTCGGTGCCGGTGTCGCTGGTGACGGTGACGGTGGTCGAACTGACGCTGGTGCCGAGGTTGGTGGCGCCAGTGCCTGCCAGGTCCAGAACGTCCTGGATCGTGTACTGGTAGGAGACACCATCCCCATGATCGACCGCGATCAGGTCTGTGGCCTGCAACCCGCCGCTCTGGATCGGCAGCTCGGCGATGGGGTCCACGACGACCAAGGCTGCGAGGTCGCTCAAAGAGGCGTGAACCGTCTGCCCGCTCTCCAGGTCAACGGCGATCAGTTCGTTGCCGCTGAACCCGCCGCTGGGGGCCGGATCTAGGCCGGTGATGGTTGGCATGTTAGGTCCCTACCAAAAACGCTCGACCGTCGCCCGTCAGCATGGCTCGACCGGTGTGGTCGTAAATCACGGAGTCACCACCACCGGTGGCGGTGGACGATATCACGGGGTCCCCGTTCACCCCGTCCGGGTTGGTGATGGTGATGTTGGCGCCGGCCTGCAGCGTCCGCGTCGTCACATCGTCCGGTCCGGTCTTCACCACCAGGCCGTTGCCGGCGGAGTTGAAGTCCTGAGCCAAAGTCACGGCGTCACGCACCAGGCCCCAAGTCGCGGGCAGGAAGGTCTCGTACTCCGAGTAGACGCCCGGGTGTTGCAGCGCCGGCCAGCCCGGCCGCACGTCGATCTCGTCGGTGCTGGTGGCCACGCCCACCGGGATGGCAAGGTTGATGTAGTCCGGGAACTGCGTCAGGCCGTCCACACCCACGTAGACCGGACCGCCGGGCTCGAACACCGCGCCGATGATCTGCATCACGCCGGCCTTGCGCACGACGATGTTGGCGCCTTCCACCACGGTCTGGGTGGCCACCCCCAGCACCGCATAGACCTTCACCGGGTCGCTAGGGTCAACCTGCGACACCACGCCGTCCCCGGACGGGTACACCGCCGTGCCGATCGTGATGGCGGAGCCAGCGCGGAAGGTCTCCAGTTCCGGGTCGGCGGTCGTGAGAGCGTCCACACGAGCCGCCAGCGCCACCAGTTGCGCCCGCAGCGCCGAGATGCTGATGTTCTGCTGCCCAGCCCGCAGCGTGGTCTCGCCGGCTTGCGCGGCCGTGGTGGCGCTGACACCTTCAATCGCCTCGATGCGCTGGCGGATGTTCTCGACAGCCTGCGCCACGACGCGCAGTTCGAGCGTGCGCGGGGTGCTGATGGGGGGTTTGCCGAGTGCCATCAGGTGAGCTCCATCACGTCCTCGGCCACCTGGATGGAGTAGACGCGCGAGGTACCGTACACCTCGACTTCGAAGCTGGCGTACTCGTTCGCCAGCGGCAAGGTGAACTCCTCCTGGCTGGTGACGGTGACCTCGGTTAGCAGCGCCCCGTCAGCGTACAACCGCAGCAGGATGCTGGCGTAGTCCTCGGCCTTCACCTGGCAGATCGCGAATGCCGAGGGCCGCTCCAGCAGGTTCAGCTTGCCGCGCCAGGTGCGCGGCAGCGGGTTACCGGGATCGCCATCGAACTCGAAAATGGTCCTACCGTCTGCGTTAGGTGTTTGGTAGTCGAAAGGAGATCCACTGATGATGGTGTCAGAAACGTCGTCCAAAACTAAAAATAGCGCATCTGTGAGGGGGTCAGAATAACTGGCTGCTGCATGGTGCGACAACTCAATCAAACCGAAACCACTAGGGCTGGTATCGAGAGCATACGCGCCTAAAGCACCTCCTGTGACTTCGGTCTGTTCATACCCCCAAGAGTTGAAACCTCCCGGAACAGTGTAGGTGAAGTCTGAAGATACACTTTTC